TGGAGTTAACGTTCCGTTTACTGTCACTTACAAGGATTGTATCGAAGCAAAAGAGAAATATGATGAACTAGCCTATGAATTTTATGAAGAAAATTCAATGGTTGAAGCAAGCATAAAAATACCTCTTGACAAAATCTTTAATTCTGCTACAATAGATCGTGATTTTGAAATTGGAAAGACATATGACATAAGAAAGTGGGAGGGGTACATGGAGTATATGCGAACAGACTTCGCAGCAAAACTTCACAAGCCCGGCTTTGTTGGGTCATATTCTTTTGCAGAACTTTTTAAACAGGAGGAAGAAGATGTTTGAACCAGACAAGATCTACGATCGTATGGCAAATCAATTTAAAATTGATGCAGCAATGCCTAGGATTTATTCACACTTGAATTACGAACAGCAAGTTTTGATTGACACGATTTGTGAAGAATGTTACAATGAATACCTTAACAAAACAAGCCTAGGCTCAATTGAAAGAATGTTGGAGGACATTGCATTCTCCGTTGAAGAAATCGAAGACTCAGTTGCATATCTAAAAAGAGACATAAAAAGATCCAAATAGGAGTATTAAATGGAAAGAGCAAAATCAAAACTTAAATTCGTTGGACTTCACGCCCACTCCGTAGCTGGCTCACCCTTCGATGCTCTTGGCTACCCAAGCGATCATATGGACTTTGCCTATGAGAATGGCATGGATGCAATGGCTTTGACCGACCACGGGAATATGAATGGCTTCTCTTGGCAGCTTCTCCACGCAAAGAAGATGAACAAAGAAGGAAGAACATTTAAGCCCCTCTTTGGCTGTGAAGCCTATTACATCAAAGATGTTGAAGAGTGGCAAGAAGCTTTTGATGCTGCGAATGAAAAGAAGAAGAAAGAAAAAGCAAAGGGTGTTAACATGGAAGCTTCCGAAGGGAAGAACCGTGTTCGCACCTATAACCACCTTCTCTTGATAGCACAAAACCAAAAAGGATTGAACAACCTTTTCAAGCTGGTTTCTACTTCTCATGAGGATAAATACTTTTATCGCAAGCCTCGCATTGATCTCAAGCTTTTGAAAGAGTACAATGAAGGTTTGATCTGCTCTACCACTTGCATCAGTGGGCCTTTTGCACAGGTTGTCTGGGACAACCCTGAAGCTAGCCATGAAGAACTTGTGGCCTTGATGCGCCCTGTTGTTGAAGACTTTATTGACATCTTTGGCAAGGAGAGGTACTTTGGAGAACTTCAGTGGAACAACATTCCAGAGCAACACAAGCTTAACAAGTGCATCATTGAACTTTCCAAGGAGTATGACATCAAGCTGATCTCAACTGTGGATTCTCACTACGCTCGCCCAGAGCTTTGGAAAGACCGCGAACTTTACAAGAGACTCGGCTGGCTTGGGATGTCGAAGAAGCCAGACTGGTTGTCTGACGAGCTTCCACAGTCTGTTGATGAGATTGGTTATGAGTTGTATCCAAAGAACGGAGATCAAGTCTTTGAATCTTATTTGAAGTATTCCAAACTTTCCGGCCACGAATACAACGATGAAGATGTTCGACAAAGTATTGAGAACACTTACTATATTGCTCATGAGTTGGTTGAAGACTTCGAACCAGATGCAACTGTTCGACTTCCAGATTTTGTTGTTCCAGAAGGAAAAGACGAAGACCAAGCCCTGATTGAACTTTGCTTTGAAGGTTTGAAGAGCAAAGGGTTGGACAAGAAGAAAGATTATGTTGCTCGCTTGAAAGAGGAAGTAACTGTTATTTCTTCTCGTGGCTTCTCAAAGTATTTCTTGACGATGAAAGCAATCTCCGACAAAGCATTGGAGCATCAATTGACAGGGGCCGGACGCGGCTCTGCTGCTGGTTCTTTGGTCGCTTATGTTCTGGGCATCACACAGATTGATCCAATCAAGTGGGGTCTTCTGTTCTCACGCTTTCTTCGTAAAGATGCGACAGACTATCCTGATATTGACTACGATGTTTCCGATCCTATGGCTTTGAAGGATATGTTTATTCAAGAGTGGGGTGACGATGTTGTTGTCCCTATCTCGAACTGGAACACTTTACAGCTTCGTTCTCTGATCAAGGACATTGCAAAGTTCTATGACATTCCCTTCACGGAAGTCAACCCTGTTACCAGCAGGATGTTGAAGGAAGCTACGCCGATTGCAAAGCAAGTTCACGGTATCAAGGCGGGTGTTTACACTCCAACCTTTGAGGAGGTGATGGAATACTCTGATTCTTTGAAAGCTTTCTTGCAGAAGTATCCTAATGTTAAGACACACGTCTTGCAATTGTATGGACAGGTTCGGTCATGCTCAAGACACGCCGGCGGCGTGGTGGTCGGAGAGAACTTAGATAAATATATGCCTCTGATCAAGAACGGCGGCGTTCGTCAAACTCCTTGGTCGGAAGGTCAGAACGTTCGTCACTTGGAGCCTCTTGGCTTCATCAAGTTTGATATTCTTGGATTGGCTTCGCTTCGAATGATTGAATCTTGCATTGAGCATATCTTGATTAGACAGGGGAAGGAAGACGTTTGTTTCAATGACATCAAAGAGTTTTACAACAAACACTTGCATCCGGACACAATGGACATCAAAGACAAGGAAGTTTATGAGAATGTTTTCCATAAAGGCAACTTCGCTGGGACATTCCAGTTCACAGAAACAGGAGCGCAGAACTTTTGTGTTAAAGCAAAACCTAACAGCATCATTGATATTTCTGCTATCACTTCGATCTTTCGCCCCGGCCCCCTATCAGCCGGCGTTGATCAAGAGTATGTGGACGCAAAAGAAGGCTTGAAGCACGTTGAATACATTCACCAGATTGTCGAAGAAGTAACAAAAGAAACCCACGGCTTTCTGATCTTCCAAGAGCAGATTGCCTTGCTAGCTCACAAGCTGGGTAAGAATGTTTCTTTGGACGAAGGCAACAAACTTCGCAAACTTCTGACAAAGAAAGGAACAGGCAAAGGTCATGAAGAAAAAGACAAGATCTACAAAAAGTTTATCCGAGGCTGTGCCGAGAAGAAGATTCCGAACGGTGATGCTGAAAAGTTATGGAAGACTTTTGAATACTTTTCAGGGTACGGGTTTAATAAATCACACGCTGTGTCTTATTCTATGCTGTCTTATCAGTGTGCTTGGTTATCATACTATTACCCTGTTGAGTGGATGGCTGCGTTTCTAGATAAAGAACCAGAAAGCAGGAAAGAGAAAGCAATCTCTATTGCAAAAGGCTTGGGCTTTGATATTCAAGAGGTCAGCATTAACAAGTCGGAAAGACATTGGGCTATCTTGGATGACAAGACTTTGGTTCAGCCTCTTCTTTCTATCAAAGGATTAGGTGAGAAAGCAATTGACGAGGTTCTGATGCACAGACCTTTTGATACAATTGATGAGCTTTTGTTTCACGACGAGATAAAGCACAACAAACTTAACAAGAAAGCGGTGGATGTTTTGATTAGAGCCGGAGCAATGAACGAACTTATTGATGATCGCTTCACTGGTGACAAGCACTTCTGGTCTGCTGTTGCTGTTGATAAGCCTAGAAACAAAAAGAAGTTAGCCCAGAACATTGAACTTTATAAACCAGAGGGAGAGTTCTCCGAAGAGGAAAGGATTGAATATCTTGTCGGCTTGACTGGTATGTATCCTTTCCACAAGGTTATGGACGACGATGTTGTGAAGCAATTGGAGCAACATTGTGTTCCGCCCCTCTCCCAGTTTGATGAGGATCTGATGGTTGCTTGGTTTGTTCCGAGAGAGATCATCAAAAAGAAAACAAAGAATGGTAAACTTTATTGGATTTTGAAGACGATTGATGACTCCGGTATGGTTGATATCAAATGCTGGGGTATTGATCCTGAGAAGGATAAAGTCCATATTAATCGCCCCTACATGGCCAAGTTGGATTACCACCCCACTTGGGGATTCTCAACAAGATCTGTCCGAAAGAATTTTAAATTATTGGCTTGACATGTGCGCAGTGTTTTGCTATAATGATAGCACAACTTGAATGATAGGAGGATTTGATGATAAAAGTTGATATATGCCCTAAGATCATTGAAGCGGCAAAGCGATTGGGGGACGAGATGGGGGAGTTGAACAACTCTATTACTAGGGGAGAGGGCAACCTTGCTGGGTATGTTGGAGAGTTGATCTACATGCAGCATCTAGATGAGAAAAGCCAAAAAGAAGGACTTGAACCGCCTATGTTGATGGGGCATTATGACTATGATATTATACATCTTGGGAAGAAGATAGACGTTAAAACTAAAAGAACGACTGTTGAGCCTAAGCCATACTACGAGGCTAGTATTGCTGCGTATAACACAAGACAACGTTGTGATGAATATGTCTTTATAAGGGTTGACTTGCAAAAGGGCAAAGCTTACATGTGCGGCTCAATGCCAAGAGACGAATATTTCAAAAAAGCTCGGTTCCTTAAAAAAGGCACTGTGGATGGAGATAACAATTTCACAGTAAAAGCAGACTGTTATAATCTAGAATATAAAGATATGAATACAATCATTTAAAAGGAGAAAAGATGAGTACACTTAAGTATGATGCGCTTGTGCGCCGTTATGAAGCAGAGATTGCCGAAGCAAAGGCCGTTCTCGAAGTTTATTTTGCAGCTTCCGTTGGAGTTGGAGACCACCCCAACATTGTTAACTCGATGGACAAGATGGTTCAAAAGTTGGCAGATGCAGAAGGAAAGCTTCTTTCCCTGCAACAGTTGGTCTCTGTGCAATCAGAGGAGGTTGAAGATGGAAACGAAGGTTAAAAAGTTGAGACCGGACGCTGTGATGCCCTGCAAGGCTCACCTTAGTGATACTGGATATGATCTTTGGGTTCTTGACAAGCACAAAGAGTTGGACAATGGCGTTATAATGTTTTCAACTGGATTGGCTATTGAGCCGCCATGTGGTTATTACTTTGAGATTGTTCCACGCTCCAGTATCATTAAATCTGGATACATTCAAGCTAACTCTATTGGAGTTGTTGACTCTGGATATAGAGGAGAGCTTTTTGTTCCTCTTCTCAAGCTGGATCAGGCATCGCCCGATATTGAATTTCCAAAGAAGATCGCACAGTTGGTACTTCGCAAAGTCGAGACTTGTGCTTTTATCGAGGCTGATGAGCTTTACGACTCCAGCAGAGGTGATGGTGGTTTCGGCTCGACTGATGGAAAAGAAGAAGCATACTGGAAAAGAGAACTGT